CGCAAATCAGTGGGAAAATCGCCCAGCTGGTGACGCTGGTAAGTCAGCATTCACAAAGAAAGCTGATCGTCAGTACGGTCAAAAAGACACAGATAGTGGCAAGCTAGTTGGTGCTGATGGCAGCATCGCAACTGACAAGCGTAGCCCAGTGCCTGAGAGCCGTCGCACTACCAAGCGCCGCATTTAAGGACTTAGTACAATGGCTTTGTATCTGAGAGAAAACTTGACGTTCGACCGCGCAGAAATGGTGGTCGAATCTGTCAAGGAAGAAGGTAGCGATAAGAAGAGTCTTTACATGAAAGGCATCTTCATTCAGGGCGGTGTAAAAAACGCAAATGAGCGTGTTTACCCCGTCTCTGAAATCGAAACTGCTGTTCATACTCTAAACAAGCAAATATCTGAAGGTTTGTCCGTTCTAGGTGAAGTAGATCACCCAGATGATCTAAAAATCAATCTAGATCGTGTATCGCATATGATTAGCGGTATGTGGATGGACGGAGCAAACGGCTTCGGCAAATTAAAAATTATTCCAACTCCAATGGGTCAGATCGTACAGACCATGTTAGAGTCGGGAGTCAAACTCGGCGTTAGTAGTAGAGGAAGCGGCAACGTGGACGATGCTACAGGCAAAGTCAGTGACTTTGAAATAGTCACTGTGGACATCGTGGCACAGCCTAGTGCTCCGAATGCGTATCCCAAAGCTATCTACGAAGGACTGATGAACATGCGTCACGGTCATCGTGTTATTGATAACTTAAAGGGTGCGAATTTGGACAAGGACGCCAAGGTTCAAAAATACTTGCGTGAGTCGGTAACACAACTCATCAAGAATCTGAAACTATAAGGGGATATCAATGTTTGATGCCATCAAACCACTACTTGAAAGCGGAATCGTCAATGAAGATACAGCCCAGGCCATCAATGAAGCTTGGGAAGTAAAATTGAACGAAGCTCGTGAACAAGTACGTTCGGAACTTCGTGAGGAGTTCGCTCAGAAGTATGAGCATGACAAAAATGTAATGGTAGAAGCCCTCGATAAGATGGTTACAGAAGGTCTATCACATGAAATTCAAGAATTTCAAGCTGAAAGACAGGCAATGCATGAAGACCGTGTGAAAGCACAGCGTCAACTTCGTGAAACAGCACAAAAATTCAATGACTTTATGGTTTCTAAACTAGCCGAAGAGATCCGTGAGTTGCGTGCCGATCGCAAAGTACAAACAGAAGCACGTGGCAAGTTAGAGAATTTTGTAGTACACGCTCTATCTCGTGAGATCAAAGAATTTGATCAAGACAAACGTGCAGTTGTTGAAGCTAAGGTCAAATTAGTTGCTGAAGCGAAGAGTCAACTTGAGTCACTAAAAGCTAAATTTATTAGCGAAAGTGCCAAGAAGTTGAGTGCTTCGATGAGTAAACATCTAAAGAGTGAAATCAGTCAATTGAAAGAAGACATTCAAAGTGCTCAAGAGAACACATTTGGTCGTCGCCTATTCGAAGCGTTTGCTGCTGAATTCAGTTCAACACACTTGAACGAAAAAGTAGAGACACGCAAGTTGTTCGCTAAACTCGAACAGCGTGAACAGCAATTAGCTGAGTCTATCGAAATGATTAAGCAATCAAAACGCTTAGTTGAAAGTAAAGAACGTGAAGTTCGTATCATTAAAGAAAGCAATCTACGTGAAAAGACGTTGTCCGAGTTATTGGGCACCTTAAACGAAGACAAAGCTGAAGTAATGAAGAGCTTACTAGAGAGCGTGCAGACACCAAAATTGAAGCAAGCTTTCGACAAGTATTTGCCAGCTGTACTAAACACTCAACAACAATCAAGTGCTCCTAAAAAGCGCATGATGGTCGAGAGCGTTGAAGTAACTGGTAATAAATCTGCCGTGAAAACAGAAGTTGAGACCCAAGATCGTGATAACGTGATTGATATCAAACGTCTGGCAGGGCTTTAATCGACATACTATTAACAGGAGATAATTAAATGTCAAAAGTATTATTAGAGAGCCGTTGGAATGAAACCAAAGAAGCCCTCCTAGAAGGTCTCAAGGGAATCCGCCGCTCATCAATGGGTGTTATTCTAGAAAACACACGCAAGCAACTACTTTCAGAAAGTACTGCTGGCACAACAACCGCTGGTAACATTGCCACACTAAACCGTGTCATTCTTCCAGTTATCCGTCGTGTAATGCCAACCGTTATTGCTAACGAGTTGATTGGTGTTCAGCCAATGACAGGTCCAGTTGGTCAAATCCACACACTACGTGTACGTTACGCTCAATCGTTGACAGACGATTCAGCTGCACAGACATCAGTTGTGGCTGGTGACGAAGCACTATCACCATTCTTGATCGCTCAAGCGTACTCACGTACACCTGCCGCTCAAAACACAGCATACAGCTACACAGCTGCACCTACAGCTACTCTAGAGGGTAACGGTGGTAAGGCTATTTCTGTACAGATTCTACGTCAAGCTGTTGAAGCTAAGTCACGCAAGCTACAGGCTCGTTGGACATTCGAAGCTGCTCAAGACGCACAATCAATGCATGGTATCGACGTTGAAGCCGAAATCATGGCCGCTCTAGCACAAGAAATTACTGCTGAAATCGACCAGGAAATTCTACTTTCACTACGTCAACTAGCTGCAACTGAGTACACATACAACCAAGCTACTGTTTCTGGTACAGCTACATACGTTGGTGACGAACACGCTGCTCTAGCTGTGTTGATCAACCGTGTTGCTAACTTGATCGCCCAGCGTACACGCCGTGGCGCAGGTAACTGGTGTGTTGTGTCTTCAGAAATGTTGACAGTTCTACAAAGTGCTACAACATCAGCTTTCGCACGTACAACAGAAGGTACATTCGAAGCTCCAACTAACACAAAGCTAGTTGGTACACTGAACAACGCAATGCGTGTTTTTGTTGACTCATACGCTCCAAGCGGCACAGCCGTTCTTGTTGGCTACAAGGGTTCATCAGAGACAGACGCAGCTGCATTCTACTGCCCATACATTCCTTTGATGTCAAGCGGTGTTGTTCTTGATCCTAACACATTCGAACCAGTCGTGTCGTTCATGACTCGTTACGGATATGTTGAACTAACTAACACAGCGTCATCGTTCGGTAACGCTGCTGACTACGTTGGTGAGATCGCT